TTCGTGCATGTGCCCATTCAAGAATGCTGGAGCGCTCACGATGTCCACGGAGCTGCCTTGGCTGCCAATGCCACCACCGTGTCAGCGCACGCGATCCGCCGAGCGCTTTGCGAGCTGAAGGATGCCGGGATCATCCGTGAGCCGATAGGCGGGAAGTTCCAGCGCGATGCAATCACCATAAAACTAAAGAGCCAGCAGCCCATGACGAAAGCAGTCACCGAAACAGTTGTCTCGATCAAGAAGCTGGAGGTCCAGGCGCTGGACGCACTGGCAGGGCTTTCTGCCGAAGTTATCGACTTGTCCAACGAAGTGGCTTCGCGGCTGAAAGCGCTTGCCTGTCGCATTGAGGAGGTTGCGCTCGGCGTTGAGGCTGAGCGTGAGGGTAATGCCCAGGCTTCAGCCAAATTGAAGCAGCTGCAAAGCCTGCTCAAGGATATCGGAGGTGCCGCGTAATGTTTGTGCCACATGACTCGATGCTGCTCTGTCCCCAGTTGAGCGATTACCGGTTTGCGGTGTACTCCCGAGGACATCTGATGGACCTGACAACGACGCCGCAACAGCCGGTGGCGCTCTTTAGCAACGAGCGAATTGCCTGCTCCTACGGCGCACGTATGTGGCCAACCACGTTCACCGTCGTTGACCTGGGCGAGGTCCGCCACGCATGACCAGTAAACTATCCCGGGTATTGGTTGGTAACCGCGCAGCTCGCCCCAAGCCCTCCCGTGCCAAGCCGGTGGACCGTGAAGGCCTGGAGCAGGCTGCACTGATCAGCGAAATAGCATTCCGTTACCCGGTCGCTGCCAAATTGCTTTACCACGTCCCGAACGGCGGAAAGCGGCATGTGGTAGTCGCCAAGAAGCTCAAGGCTCAGGGCGTAAAGGCGGGCGTGCCTGATCTGGTGTTGCCTATGGCCAGGGGTGGGCATTTCGGGCTGTACATCGAATTCAAGGCCAAGCCGCCATTCGACGCCGATGTGTCGGCCAGCCAGCACGCCTACATGCACCTTCTGATTGAGCAGGGCTATCTCGCCACCGTTTGCCGTGGATCCTTCGACGCTATGGAGGCGCTGCGGGCATACCTGCGACTGCCCCAGACGGTGGCCGCGTGAGTAAGACTCGAGCGGTAAAGTTCACCGATGCCGAGATTCGACGCCAGGCCGCAGATCCTGCCGTGCATGACCTGCGCGACCCTCGCCACCCTGGCCTGTATCTGCGCTTTAGCCAAGCTCGGCCTCGCGGGTCGTGGTATCTGGTGAAGGGCAAGGCCTGGACCCAGATCGCGCGGTTTCCCGAGTTGGGTGCGTCTACCGTGTTGGCGGAACTGCCTGCCCTGCGTCAGCGCCTATTGCGTGACCCCAGCGCAATCGTCGCTCTGGGCGGCCTGGCCACGGTAGGTCAATTGTTGGACTGGTATGGCGACCGTATGGCGCGTGATCGGTCTCTGTCTGCCAAGCGCAAGAGCGGTGCAAAGTCGGCCATCGCCTGTCACCTCAAGCCACGGCTGGCCGAGCTGCCAATCCGTGACGTTTCGGCGCCGGAACTGGACAAGCTGCTGATGTGGCCAGCCCAGGAGATTTTGTCGCTGTCCTACGTGCGGCAGTTGTTCGGCCTGTTGGTCGTCGCGTTCCGCCAGGCTCACAAGCTGGGGCTTATCGACGGCAACCCTATGGCAGGGTTGAAATTCGTGGACTTCACGAAAGCCAAAATCATGCCCAAGGCAGCCCGGCTTCGCGGTGTGCACCTGGTCAATCTTGTGCCCATGCTGGCCGGGCTGTTCGAAACCGCGCCGGCTGAAGCCATGTTGGCCCTGATGATGCTGTGTCACGGCACCCGGGTGGGGGAGACCCGCCTATCCCGGTGGCCGGACATTACCTTGGCAGATGCTGAGTGGTTCATCCCTGCCGAGAACACCAAGACCCGGACCGAACACCGCCTGCCATTGACTGCCCAGGTGCAGGCCCTGCTGCGCCGGTACCGAGCCATTCAGGTTGCCCAGGGTTATGAGGGCACCTACCTGTTCCCGTCACGCCGGGGACGGGCATTGACCGAGGGTCAGGCTAGTGCCGTGTTTACGCGGATGGGGAAGGGGGAATGGACCAGCCACGACCTGCGCAAAGTCGCCCGTACCGCTTGGACTGACCTGGGCATCGATGGGCACATCGGCGAGATGCTGCTGAACCATTCGCTGGGCAAGATCGCATCGACGTACATCAATACCCAGGCTCGGGCACAGCGCCTGATCGCCTTAGAAAAGTGGCATCACCTGTTAGATGCGCGTGGCTTTAAGAAGATTCACAACCTGACAGACGCCCAATACGAAGAATCGGATAAACCAGCGCAGCCCGCTAAAGACGTGGCCTGCGAGGTAATTTCTAACATTGTTAATGGCGAGGTTTAAAAACGTGAAAAAGAGCCACGGACCCGCCTTCAGGAAGCAACTGATCGAGCTGTCCGCCTGCCCAACCTGCCGGGGCAGCGGTTTCACGAAGGGGCTTTTTCATCAGCTGGAGTGCAGCCACTGCCATGCATCCGGCTGGGTAGCCGCCGAGTCAGGTGAGCCGCTTTCGCTGCCTGACCTGGTGCTGCAACTCGGGCTCAGATTGAAAGCAGCAGACCAGATGATTGCGTCTCTCCGGCGCCCAGCGGGTGGTGCGGACCAGCAATACATGCAGAACAACCGTCGCGGTGCCGGCGGATCGAACCACACCGGCGATTGACCGGTAAGAAATCTTGATCGGGGAGAGCAGCACATGAAGTTGATAGGGGCTCGTCAGGCCTGGACCGACTCGCAGCATGAGTCAGGAACCTCAATCTCGGCTGTAGCCATTGAGACCGCGAAAAACGGCATTAAAAAAAGCAAAACCCGAATCCAAAAGCGCGATGCCTTTTTCCCAGCCATGGGTACCGAAGAAAATGAGAGGGAAGGTCGCTTTCCAGTTTTGGGTCAACGCATCAGCATCAGCGAGACTCGCCAGAGTGCCGCCGGGCGATCCACTGACCGTGCTGCGCATCTGGCGATGATGGGAAAGTTTCAGCGTGCGATCGCCACGCTACCTTTCCAGGTTCAGCAGTTCGGGCACTTCATGTACTCACCCATCCCGAACATGCGCTACGTGCTGAATGCTGTGCTGCTGATATTCACCAAGGCCGAACTGTCTGAGCTGACACCACTGAAGCGTGCGCGGGCCTTTTACCTGGTGACTGCCGCTTTGCAATCCTTCAAAGCCGAGGTCACTGGTGCTTGTGAATGGGGGCCGGCGCGGGTCGCGGCGGAGGTCGAAGAGTTTTATGGGGTGGTGATCGACGTCAACAACTGGAATAGGGATTGGCGTACCACCTGGAATTTGCTGAAAGCCACCATTAAGGAAGTCGATATCGATGCGCAATCACCACTTTGGCAGGTGATTCACTCGGAAAAATCGGAAGGGGCAGCATAAAATCTTGCATTGAATGGAAAACCACGTTACATTTTCCATAGTGCACAAGTTACAACCGATGCACACAAGCATTTAAACCCGGCCAGCGCGCCGGGTTTTTTATTCTCGGCAGTCATGGCACAGTCATCCTAATTTCAAGGGAGTGATGTGTATGGAAATGTGGGAGCTGGCTAAGCGAATTCTGGCTTCGGCCAACGAGGGGCAATCGTTTACTCCATCCCTTGCGGGATCTGCATACCGCAGAGTGCTCGAAAGTTCTGGACAGACAGACCTTCCGCCATTGGAAGACTTTCATAACTGGGCGGAGACGCTGGCAGCACAAATGCAGTTCGTTGGTCTGCTTGAGAAAGCTTCAACGCCAATTCGTGGCAGTAGAATCCTAGGAGTTGTTCGTAGAACCGAGTTCGGTGATGAGCTTTACGATGCTCTGCAAGGTCAAAACGTGGTCTTACTCTTCCAGTCAATGCAGGCGACGATTGATGCTGGAGAAATACGTAGAATTTTGCATCAGCTAGAAGCTTGAGTTCTCGTACTTGTTAAACCCGGCCTGGCGCCGGGTTTTTTATTGCCCAAATGCAGGTAATCGCGCAGGCAGCTGCGCTAAGTCGGTAGTGGCATCGCCTATATCCCGTGCGGACCCTGGGCGTTTACGCGATGAGAAGGCGGGGTACGTGACCCAGCGAGCCGCCTCACCAGAGCTGGATATTTGCACCAGCCACCTGCGCCCATTCCAAGGCTCGCCACATCGGCGGGCCTTTTTCATTTCTGCTCCCTGAGAGGGAGGACTTTGGATGCCGCACATGCCTGAAAAAGATCCGTCCTTTTGGGCATTTGTCCTGAGTGCTCTCCGGGATAACGGCCTGGCCATGGCACTGACTGTGGCGTTGACCTGGCTGCGCATTCAGTACGATGGCAAGAGGCCCAGCCCGATCCGCCAGCTCATCGAAGCAGCACTTGGCGCGTTGATCGTCATGGTTGTCGGACTGACCGTCAAAGAGC